TAGGGCTAAATATAACCCCGTCATCGACGGGTGTTTTTACTACAATAACATTGCAGAGGCCAACACCATGGCGGCATACCAGTGGGTAGCCGACCCAACTTCTACACTTGTTGGTGCGTGGCTGCTTCACAGCTTAGACTGATTCTCCACAGAGTTCGTCACACCCTGCAGGTGAGTGTAGCAACGCTACTTCTTATTCGGTTTTCTTGGTGTCTTGGCGGGAATGACAACTTTCTTCTTGTTATCATTTTGAGTGGACAAGTTACGGATGCCACCAGCCAACATTCCCACTGCATTACCAATAGCCGGAGCCACCGGCAACACAGGTGCAAGAACGCCGCCAACGATGGGAGCTATTCGATGAATAGCATCCAACACCATCTTCCACCAATCGCCTTTCGCATTAAATCCTACAGGAACCGCAATGGGCAGTTCATGTTGCAATACAGAATACATCGCCAGAGCCTTATAGTCATATGGCGCCGATGGCCCAGCCAAAGGTATCAACGATGTTTCACCACGCATTGGTGCCCTCTCAATATAAACCCTAACCCTCAACTTGAGTGTCGCGTATTGAGACAAGCCCTTGATAATTATACCACTCTGGGTCACATTAACTATCTTGCTCAGACTAGCTGCACGACCAGCTGTCAGCAGTGGAGGGACTTGCAATGCTGTCAAAGGTTCAGGGGCAGTCACCAATACAGGATCAGTGCCTGCCTCAGTGATGTCCGGTGTTATCACATACTGATTTCTATCAGTCAATCTAAATTGATTCTCAATTCCTTCCTGTCCTACGGCCATATAGACACCGTCTTTAGCCTCCCACTGCACGCTGTCTCTATAGAGTATAGCTTCTGCTGCGGTCGAGGGCGGAGTCTGCAGCTGCAAGGCGTGCACCTGATACTGTCCTGTGCCTGCGGCATTAAGATAACCATAATCAACATTACTTGAAGTTGCCGGCATCTTGTAAGCAAGGAGTGAACCCTGCTTATACAGAGCAGACGTGGTGTCAATTACTTCAATTCCTAATCCAATTACTCTGCTCTGGCCATCCTCAACATTAGCAAATGCATCAATTTGAGTCATACTGAAGTTGGCGCTAGCAACAGGTACAGCAGTCGGGTACAAAGGTCCTTCGGCCGCATCCTTCGCGACAGTGACTAAACCCTGAGTATATGTGGCGGCAGTAGCAGTAAACTGACCATTTACCATATTACCAAGGTAGGTAGTAAGTGACGTGAAAGGTAGAGTGAAAATGTGACAATCCCAGTTAGCACCTAGTGCGGTGGGTTGCGTGATATTGTATTCATAATTGTTGACAGACACAATTGTATTATACGAATTGGTGTCAGGGTAGCCAGCAATTGGCCTATTAAAGTCATGATAGGGGTCCAAGCGTAAGGTCAACCAGTCAGCACCCTCAGGGCTGATCTGGGCCTGCTTGATCAGAGTGGTCATGACAGCCGCTCTGTCTATCTTCTTCGCTCGAGTATAATTCATGCTCTCGTATGGGATACCTCCGAGCAGGAGCGACTGTTCATTCCCAAACACTGAGTCGCCCACCCGTGCAGTCTGTCGGCATTCTTTTTAGCACGGTATCCGTTTTGGGTGGTTAATAAGGGAACCCCATCATAATCTCATCTGCTGGGTGGATTCAAAGGTCAGACTCTCAAAGTTTGCGTGCCACCTGTGACGCCCTTCAAATAAAAACATAACAGGACCATCACAAATGGGTTCAATTGCCCTTAAACGGCAAAAGTATTCTTCACATTGACGTTGAATTTCCTGAGGTACACCATACATGTGCTCAAAAAATGCTCTATCTTCATCAGTTATGCCTAATTTCTCTTCTCTCGAGATTTCCTCAGACATCGCAAACATCTCTCTAACCTGACCATCTATCCAATAGTCTCTATCATAGATCGGCCTATAACCCTCAGTCAATCTAATGAAAGCTTTAGCAGCAGCGGTCAAAATTGGACAACGCGGTGTGTTATAAAACAATGAAAGTGATTTAGCACGAAGCAAACCCAACCTGGTCTGCCTATTCCTATTACGCAAAGGGGAAAAAGACCATCCTAACTTACAAATATTGTAGGCAGGATCAGAAAAGGCAGCCAAAGATCCAGAAAAACATAAGCCACAAAACTTAGTATCAAAAATCGTTGAATGAACCTCTTTCTTAATATCAAACCCCAAACGCTCACTAAACTCAAAACTAACATCACCGCCAAAATAAAAAAGACCGTCATCGCCTTCGACTAACCCATCACATGCCACACCCGCCTTATGCGCACAAAAAAGAGTGAGCATAAGGTTTGTGAAACCATTGGCCAATGACGTGTGGCAATCACCGGACATGCGCAGACCAGGCACCTTAATCGAATAATACTTCGAATAGATGCGGCGCATAGAAAACATTTGTTCCGAAATGAAATTGGACAATGTGGGAAAATTTTTTAGCATGTGCTTTACCAATGCTGACTCACAAATTTTCTGAAGCTTAGGATGAAAGGATGATTCAAAAGACGTATAGTCTGTAACCACAAAAGGGCCCCCTAACACACCTAATCTCTCAAAAATAACCCTGGGTCGCATTATCACGGGAATATACTTAGCAAACCATTTCAACTTGTAAACCACTTTTTCTATTGCAGAAATCCATTTTCCGACAAACACCTTGAACTTATCACAAATACCATTTATCATCCTGCCGGACTTAATACACATATCATACATGGCCAAAATGGCATTCATAAACTCCTTTTTCAGGAACTCTTTATAATAGCTTCTTGGTTCTCCAATAAGTTCATCATGCATGCGTTTAAGTCTTTTCTTTTCTTTAGCAGAATAGTGCGTGTGTTCAAGCCAAATGTCGAAATCTGGTTCCTCTTCAAGCGGCGACAAGTTTTCTTCAATGAATCTTTTAACAAATCTCGCAAATTCCCTGAGCAGCTTCCTTTCTGGTGCATCATGATATCTCAAAAAACGTATCTTAGCTGATTCAAGCATTGTGCACCCATCAAAAGTGTCGACAGTAATCGGTAAATAGCCAAAAACATAAGGCCCGAGTGATCTCCCTATATCTTGCCTCGAACTGTAACGGAGGTCAACATCAAAAATCTTTGCATCTTTGTTGACTCTAGGCACATTTGAAATAGTGCCGTCACCAATCCGTAAACCAGCGATGTATAAATCACTTTTCGTACAGCACCCGGGCCCTCCGGAAAATATGGCTGCATGCAAATACCCAATGCGGCTGCCATAGTGCCTTTATTGCACATAGTGGTGAAAACAGAATTGACATTAAAATTCGATTGATTTCGTATCATATGCAAAATCGACGCCTTAAAATCACTCTCTGACTTATTATAATGCGCCGTAACCATCTGATTCAACAATTCACTATTGGCTGCCATCTTCGTCCTAACAAAACAATACTCCATGTCGAGCAGCAGATAAGTAACACTGTTCTCACCTGCATCTAAATTGCTCTTTGCCACCCTTTGCATTATCGGGCGGACATCCTTGCTTCTCTTCAAAACACATTTAGCCACGGTCTTGATCCTCAAGCCTGGTGTCATGCAAAGTTCCGCTTCATGATTAACATGGTGTACCAATTCGGGTTCACTAACAGTTTCAAGGTCTGATGTGTACTTAACGACTGGATTGTACATTTTCATACTACTAGTGTAAAGAGCAAACATGCCAGCAGCACCACCTGCAACAATGGCTGTATTCTTCAAAACCTGCTTGCCCCGGCATAAATTGAAAAAACTCGCTCCAACCACACCACCAAGAAACGCTATGGCCGCTGTCTTTCCCAACTGAATGTATTTATTTACTAATGTACACTCTGAAAAATAAAATTCTGGTGCCTTACATTCTGGTACTTGACGTTCCTGATCTGCATTCTTGACGTCTTGAAGCAATTCCTTATAGGCATCTGCTTCACCCATGGCTTTTTGTAATTCCTCACGGACGGCCGCAGTAACTAACGCATTGTTCTTTCGCTGTCTTGGCACATCCTTCTTGGGTGCGACGTCTGTAACAATAACCTCACGCTGAACAACAACGCGGGGTTCATCTTCCTTTATATCCAATAAGGAAGGTAACAAAACCTGTGGTTTCTCAGGTTCTTTGCGCTCTCCATCAACAGGCGCTTGAACTATCCCTTGTGCTCTATCCAAATTTCCACTGGACTGATTAATTTTCTCAGTTTGTGTTGACATTATGGTTATGACACAACTTTGTAATTCAAATGATCTCCCCCAAAGTGTGAACACAGGGAGCACGATAAGAAAAACGCAACCTACAGCAAAATTTTAATGACCCACAAAAGTCACACACCGGCCAGTCCACCATACACACCTAAATCGTGGAATTCTAGTGTGCCACGAGGCCGGGTTAGGCACTCGTGTCGCAGCCGGGTCGCGAAAGCTCATCCTCCAGAGCAAGAGGCATTACCTTGCTACAAACATTTCTGCGATCGTCACGGAGTCCAAACAACGTGGCGTCCTTTCGGAATGGTTGCACCGTGTGGGTGAAATTTGTTTGTCAACATGCATGTGTAGGGCCATGCAAGCCGCATCGCGGCGCCACCCCAAACAGCTCTATTGCGTAAGGGGCCCCTATGCTTAGGGGGGTTGGACAAAGACTAGGAAAGACCAACCATATTTAGGTGTGTATGGTGG